ATACGACAAAGTTTTTCGTGAGATTCTATTTTCTCTAGTGCTAAATCTTTTTTAGGCATTATGCCAGTCCTCTTGATCTTAGTTTAATTTGTTTCTCTTCTTCGGATAATAATGCATTTTCAGTTGGCGTCAATCCTTGATTCATGGCGCCTGCTGCTGGTATAGCCGCAGTTTGAACCACTTGTTGATTAGGCATTGGTGTAGGAGGTAATGCTGATTGACCTCCTGGATCAGAGTCTGGTAAGAAATCTTGTAAATCTATATCAAATTCATCAAACAAAGTTAAACCCTGCATTATAGAATCCATTGCTCTTAGCGCTGGTTCTGCTTCTAAAAATACATTATCTATATTAGCTAACTGAGAAAGATCTTGAAATCTTTCTATTATTTTTTTTGAAGGAAAGAAAGGATCAAATTCACCAAAAGAAAGTTCTCTATACTCTGATTGTAATCCTCTTTTATCAAAAATATTTTCCACTCTATCTGGTGCTATACCTAAAGATGTTGCATTATTAATACTCTGTAACATTTTTTTACGAGCTTCAAACATTTGTTTGTTAGCAATATAATATCTTTCAATAACATCTTGTGCAGTTCTCATTTCTGTAGGATCAATTTCACCTGTAAATAATTTTCTAGAATCTGATATTGCTTTTTGATATTCAAATAATTTAAATCCTAAAGATTTTTCTGGATCAACTTTAATTGGTCTGAACCCAAATATACCAGCAAGCTCTTTTGGTACTTCATATATCTCACCGCCTTTACCTGGAGCACCTGTAAATCCTTTTATAGTTCTTTGGAAAGGTTGCGTTGTAGGCATTAAAGTTTTAGATAAGTGTTGCATGATAGTTGCAATCTTTTCTGGTTCAGGTGTTTGGTCATTATATAATTGTCTACCTTCTCTTGTTCTTCCTTCTCTAAACCAAATGTCCATAAATGCTTCTGTGTAAATAGATTCAGATATAAATGGTGATGCAGTCTGACCAGCAGCTTCTGCAATACCCTGAACAAAACCTTTTAATAAAACTTCTTCATCTTCTACACCTTCTTGAATACTTCTTAGTACAGTCTGAAAAGGTCTAGTTAAAGTATCATATACATTATTCTGAGACCAGTTAATGTAATACAGTTCATCTGTTTCAGGATCTCTTATATAAATTTTTTGTGAATCTTTTGCCCACGGTGCAACAAAGTCATTAGCAGCATCCGCTTCTTCGTTAGATACACCAAACATTGCTTGTGATCCTTTAATTAATCCATAAGGTATTGCACCCATTGCAAGTGTAGTTCCAATTAATCTTTTCATGGCTAAACCTTTCATTGGATTTTTACTTGTAATAGGATTTATTTTACCTGTTAATGGATCTTTCATATCTTTTATTATTTGTCTAAATATACCGGTACCTGTTCTAAATACTTCTGATGGCCAAGACATAAAATTACCGAAAGGTGACATACGAGCTGCTCTTACAAACTCACCAACCTTTGCATAGTTTGGAATTGTATCTTGTACTATTTGTGCTACTTCTTTTTTAAGTACATCATCAGATATTTTAACACCTGCTTTTTTATATGCATTACCTCTTTGAAGTAATTGAGTTTCATATCCTACAATTTTCCAAATATCATCTTCAGCCACATACATATCTTGCATAAACTTTGCACCTTTTTTAATTCCTCTAGATGTTTTCTTACCTAAAGAATTAATCATAGGTTTTAAAATACTGTCTGTTGCAATATTACCTTCTCCAAATCTAACATCTTTCATTAGATTTCTAAGATCACCAAGCCTTACGTTTGTATTAGTAATTCCTAACTCTAAATATTCTCTATATCTTTCTTGTGATATAGGTTTTCTAGGTCCACCTACTTGAACACTACCAAAAGCTCTATTCATTGCTTTTCCAAATCCTGGTCCAACGGTTCCATTCGCAAGTGCAAATGCACTAGAACTTAAAAAGTTTCTTATGTGTGTTGGTATAGATAAAATTGTTTTTGCATATTGCGCACCTGCTTTAGGTGTTAGTAGTAAGTTACGCCATGCCCAAGAAAAAGTTTTACCTAATGCACCTTGACCTTCAGCCTCACCTCTCATCCAGTTTTGAATATTACTTACGTTAGTAAAACCTTCAGCTATTTCTCTTGTAGTATATGTATTAGCTAATCTATTAATCAATACACCATCTTTAAAATACTCTTTTACATAATCATCCATAGGAACAATATCTGCATCAGGTCCGAAAGCTCTTTTTGCAATTAATGGACTACCATGAAAAAATCCTCTTTGACCTAAAGGTGTATCTGATTTTGCAGCCGCTTTCATTGCATCATCTGTATCTAATATTTCATCAAACAATTGATTTTTTCTAGCAATAGTAGATAGTCTATTCATACCTTCAAAGATTGAGTGTCTTGCGTCTTCAATCTCACCAAATAATTCTCTAAATACTTTTGATCCTTTACCAATTACTTGTAATTCTTTTTTACCACCTGGTAAATCTTTTGTCAGAGTTTGTGCAAATGTTTTTAAACCGGTTGCATCATCTGCAGCTTTAGATAAATTTTGATATGCAAACGTAGGTAATGTATCTTTTCTTGGATCCATCTTTCTAACTTGTTTTATAATATCATTGACCATACCGTCTGCTTCTAGTTCAGTAATAGGATTTTTATTTTTAGCTGCATATCTCATAAATAAAGCCTTAGCATTATCTATAGAACCTTGTGTTGGTTTATATTTAGAAAAGAAACCTGCTTCTGCATCTTCAAATATTTCAAATGTATTACCTATATAGTTTTTTACTCTGTTACCCATTATTTTTCTTAAATCTCTAGTAACACCTGTAGGTAAATCTACTTTACCTCCTGGACCTGATGCTGTTATTTCTAATAAATCATTAAATTCTGTTCTTGTCTTATTTAGAACTCTAACTAAATTTTCTGAAACTTCTAAACCTTCTTTTTTACCTAATCTTTTAGTAACTGTTTTTTGTATTTTTTTTGTTAAATTAGAATCTAAACCGGCTTTTAAATCACCTTCAAATAAAGCATTGTCTAATAGTTTTAAAAAACTTTTTCTTTCTTCAATACTAGATGCATTAAAGAATTTTCTAAATTCAGGAAATACTTTATCTACTTCAGTATCTATACGAGACACCATCTCTTCAGAAAAGTTTGTATCCCTCATTTGCCGTGCTTTTTGAGTTTGTTTTGACTTAGCTATTTCTTCTGGTTTGGTTCCTCTAAATCTAAATACACTTCCTAATTTATCTAATCCTCTTTCTATTTTAGAACTACTATATGCAAGTTCTTTTCCTCTTTTAGCTAATGCTTTTGCACCTGCTCCTACACCGTATACAAATGGAGTAAGTAATATAGATTCAGAACCAAACTTTAATCTATTTGCTAATTTTCTAGATGCATCTTCTGCAGGATCTTCTGATATTTCTCTATCTAATTCTGTAGGACCCGCTTCAAATAAATCTCCAAACGTTCCTATTTTTTCTACATCAGCTACTAGTGTTTCTCCAGCTGCACCGCCTGCAACTACTGCTGCAAATCTTTGTTTACCTGATAAATCATTTAATTGTTTTGCTTTAGCTGTACCTTTTTTAAGATTTTTACCTTTAAAATTTAAATACTTGCCAGCTCTTTTTGCTTTTAAAGCTTTAGCAGCCATTGTCGCTGCTTTTGCACCTGCACCACCTGGTACAGCAATTTGAACAAAAGCTTCTGTTAATCTACCAATTGCTCTTTCTTCTGCAATTTCTTCAAAAGGATTTAAGTCATCAAAAAATTGTTCAACAGATGCTGCTGTATTTGTGTCTACACCTAAATCAATTAACTCTGCACCTAAAGATACAACACCTTCACCAACTTTAATAACACCTGATGCTAGACCTGCTGCAAACGCAGTAGCACCACTTACTTCATTATTATCTTCTGCATCCGGTAATTGAATATCTGTTTCATCAATACCAGTGTATAAATTTTTATTTATATCTTTTTCGTTAGGTTCTTTTTCTTGATTTGAACCACTTTTAAGAGTGGGGTTGTTTTTAGGATCGTATGGATCGAAAGCCATTTTTTCTCCTAATCTTGATCTATATCAATCGGCTGATAATTATTGTATGGATCTAATGTTATAAAATCTAATTTACCACTACCAACACTAACTCTTTTTTTCCATTGGCCCATAGTTGCATCATAGAAAATTTGACCTTGTTGTACATTACTTAAATCAGGTACAAAACTGCTTTGTTTTCCTTTACCCACATCTACATAATCTATTTCTACTAAATCATATATAATATTTTTAGGAGCTTTCATTACGAAGTCTGTAGTTTTTCTTGATATATCATCAGCTTTACTACCTTTGTATTTAGAAATAATTCTATCTCCCGCAGCGCTTACTAAATTATCTCTCATTTTTTCAACTTGAGTTTCATATAATTGAGAATTAAAAATATCTTTGTTTTGATTTTTTATTTTAGCTAATGCCATAGCATCTTCTGCTTCTATATCTAAAATCTCACCTTCTAATGCTAATTTTTTATTTAACTGACCTTGTTGTGCTAAACCAGAAAACAAATCAGCTGTAGGTCCTTTAGCAGCTGTTGCTATATCAGATAATACACCACCTGTTGAAGGTTGTGACACTAAATTTAAACCACCTTGAATTAAAAATTGTGATAAAGGATCTATTGCTTGTGAAGGATATTCTGCTGCAATTCTAGCTAATCTTTCTCTTCTTGATCCTTCTGCATAATTTTCTCTATCTTCAATACCAGACATAATACCATTCATGTTGGTAGATCCGCCTCTAAACATTGGTCTTCTAAATACTTTACTCATATTATGTAATATTTATTTTTTGTGGTGTTACTGCTCTATAAATACCTGCTAGTGTTGAACCAACTCCAAGTGCTGTTGATATTGGACTAGGTGATGGTGTAACTGTTTGTTGAGTTGTTCCAGGATATCCTGCAATTAGACTGGTAACTCCAGAACCATAAGCTTGTGCAGCCTGCATTGGTTGATTTAATTGTTGTTGAGCTAATTGTTGTTGTGCTCCTAATTCTGCTTGTTTCTGAGCTTGAAGACCCGCACCTAATGTAGATAAAGCTCCAACATCTTGACCTAAGAAACCTTGTTGAGCTGAACCTAAACCTAGTTGTTGATTATATTGTTGAGCTGCTAATTGTTGTGCTTGACCAAAACCTTGTTGTAATAATTGTGCTTGTAGTGCTGCTCTATTTCTATCTGATGTAGACATATATTCTGCTTGTGCAACACCTTCTCTTGCTCCACCAAATGCACCCGAAGCAATTGCTTGTTGTGAAAGTGAACCTAAACCTTTTTGTGCTTGAATATCGTAATCTTGTAAAGTTGCATCAATGACATCCTGTTGATAAGGAGACATAAATTGTTGGTAACCTGTAGGACCAGTTGCAGCTTCTGCCGCTTGTAAATAAGGTTGATATGCACCAATACCAGCTTTTGCAATTCCTGTTGCTTGTTGTTGTAAAGGATCCATTCCAGCAACAAATTGTGGACCATAAACTTTTGAAAGGTCTGCACCTTTAAATTGTCCTACTGCTGTTGATAGATCACCTAAATAAGTTTTACCCGCTGCTTCAATAAACTCTGGTGGTAGTACTCTAGTTTCTGATACTTCAGCCATTATACTCTTCCTCCGTTTTCTAATTTTTTCATCATGTCATACATACGTTGTGCACCTTTGTTGACATTACCATCACCCATTCCTCTTACAGCATCTGCTGTAAATACGAATTCATTATTTGATAACATTGCCGGAATGTCATCTGCCTTTTCTTTTACACCAACTGGAGGAATAAATCCACCACTATCTCTTAAATCTAGTTCTTTTACCCCTTTAGGATTGATATTTACATCTAGTCCTTCAATCCCTGAAGCCTGTTCCACTAAATTATCAGACCCGTAAGCATAACCCATTCTACCACCATTAGCTTTAGCTGGTTTTACAAATTTCATCATTTCATCTCTAACCATTTTTAAAGCTTCTATTTTACTTATACCAAAGTTTTCTACTAATTGTTTTACTTTTGGCATTAAATATTGTTCTGTCATAAATTGTTTAGTGCTCATTGTTTCTGTATCTTCTATTTCACCTTCTTCTCTTGGTAAATCTCTTGTTGCCATCATGACTTTTGCAATCTCAGCTGCACTTTGTCTATCAGCATCATCAGGTATTGGATTAGATGTTGTAGTATCTACCATCATAGAAGCAGAGGGTTGAACTATTTCTTCTGTTCCATCTGCATAACCTATTCTACCACCATCAGCTTTATATTCAGCCATATTAGATTCTACAAATTCATTTACTTCTGTATCAGAAGCGTCTTGATTTAAATTTTTATAATACTGAGAAAGATAACCTCTAAGAGCTGTAGGATTTCTTTTTAAATCAGAAACTTCTTCTTCTGATTTACCTGCAAACAAACCTGAAAGTGCACTAGCACCTAAAATACCTAGTCCTGCTTTACTACCTGTTATTCCACTCAATAATCCAGGTTTAAAATAACCAGCTCCTTTAGCTGCATTACCGCCCATAATTGTTTTTCCAAATAAAGATCCTTTAGCTGCACCTAATGCATTTCCAATTCCACCAAATCCAAAAATACCGGGCGCTGCTCCACCTATACTAGCTCTTCCAAACAAACCTCCTATAGAAGTTCCTGGTATACCAAAACCTATTCCAGCCATTATAGCTGCTTTACCTATTGGTGATTTAACTATTTTTTTAATTCCCTTACCAATAGATTTTACGAAACTTCCTAGTCCGTACATTTGTCTTGGCATTTGTGATCTTGAAATTGGCATAATTTTATCTACTATATATAATAATCCCTTGTTTTACAACTATTCTGATCCCGCACCTAAAGGTGGCATTGCTGCTACTTTTATCTTTAAAGATCTTGTTATTTCATCTCTAATTGTAGGAGTATTTGAATCTGCAATATCATCTTCAGCTTCTTTATCAGAGTTATACTCTACATTAGTTCTAGTATTACGTAGTACTACTTCAGTTTCACATTTTACAACAGGTACTTTCTTACCATTTATCATTGTGTATGCTACTGATCCTTCTTCTTTAAACGCCATGTTTTCTCCTTAGTCTCGGTTAATTTCTAATATTGATACTGTTCCTTCAATGTCATTTGCACTAGCTGCCTGTACTCTTAGTATATCATTTTCTTCTAAAATAATAGTACCATCTGATATACTTTGTGATTCATTTGCAGCAATAGTGTGTTTTGCAAAAGTAAATTGTGTGGTTGCAGAGTTATCGTAAATATGTGCGTGAACTACAACGTTTCCTGATCCAATATTTGCCATATGTATATTTTGAACAATTGCTCTTGAGTTTGAAGGTACAGTATAAACATCTGTTGCATTAGTAGTTGTTAAATCAAACTGTGCATTTTTATAAATATTAGCCACCTATACCTCCTGAATTAAACCAAGTAAATCTTTCTGTTTCTTGTTTAAGTTCATTTAAAAATGTAGAATTTAATTGTTCTGTAATTAAAGAAATAGCTCTGTTAATTTGTTTTTGGTTAGAAAAATCATATTCTTCTTTTGGCTCAGGTAATCTTACTACTATTTTAGCCATTATCTTCTACCATCCGCTTGAATATCAATTCTTAAAGTTCCAAATCTCCAAGACTCACTAACATCTGTGTTTTCTATTTTAATATTAACAAATCTACCTCTAGCTCTTGTATCTTTTTTATCAGTACTAGCAGTAATTGTAAAGGGACTCAAAGTAGTAGTTGTCTCAGATTGTTGTGGGTAACGTTTAACAGCAAGAGTTACTTTTGCATTACCCTGTAAATCTTTAAAGTCTGGTATAAATCTTCTCATAGCTAAAAATACGTCACCTGAAATACTAGGACCTGTTGCTTTTCCTTGTGCATTTTGTGCTCTTGATTGTATATCAAAATCATATGATTTTACAAATGATGTAACAGTTGTTGTACTACCATCAGGGTTTACCTGATCAGTTCCTACTTCATGTTCAAATAAAGTGGTTTGACCTAGTCCATCTTCACCTATAATAACTGGAAAAGTACCAACAGCTGAGTCATTAAATTTAGTAGCTGATGGTTTAGGATATACACTAGCATCAATCCAAGATGTTCTTGCTTCAGTTCCTATGTACCAAACACCACCTTTCATACGTTCTCCATAATTAAATACAACGTACTGATCATTATAATCAGAACTAGTTGATGGATAATACCAAATAACTTCTGTATATAAATTATTTATACCGGCATAGACTTGTTGACCTTTTGTAGTATCTGCTTGATCATAAACATAATCTTCAACAGAACAAGGTAGAGATTTAACTGTACCATCAAACATAAAAAAACCATTATTAGACATCCAAAACGCAACCCCATCTATTTCAATAGCTGCATTCTTACCAATCAATCCGCAGTTAGTACCAACTTGTTCAAAACCAAATGTAAAAGGTGCACCAATAAATTTCATAGTATACAATGCATTATCAGTCCAAACCAAAATAGTTTCTTTAGCTTTTAAAGAACC